TTTTATCTCTTTCTGACAACATCCACTGACAATTGTTTACACTGTGCCCCATTAATTCTATTAATTGTTCACACATTTCACTGTTAGCGTCTGGTCTTATATTGTATAGATGTACTGTACCATAAGTATGGTCTAACACCCACACAAAACTTCTTTTATTAATTTTAGTCGCATGATTTCTTGCCGCTTTTTCGTCGTCCCTCATTTCATGCCATGCTTTTACTGAATCACTCATCGTAATATTTATTAGTTGTTACATTTAATTTATTAGCGATATGCCTAGCGACGTTTGCCATCAAATAACTGTGAGCTTCATTGTATTCATCACCTTCAAGGTTTTTGAAAGTGTCGTCGTCTAGTGCCCATTCGCACGCTTTATATATTTCGTGTTCTATTAGATACTCTGCAGTTTCTTTTGCTTTAATATCCATTAATTTTGTATAACTCATATTTTTATCTTTTAACACTACAGTTGGAAAGGGAATTACCTTTTTAACTTAGAGAATTCCAGTTGGGAATGGTAATTGTAGTCCCTTTCCTTGTAGTGGAGTCACCGTCTATGCCCAGTGAACTCGGTTTCTTTTTGCATAGTTGTAAATTTCTTTTAATCCCTGTAATTATTATTACATATATTTATTAGATTATCCAAAGATAATCGTAATTAGTTTGTAATGCGTACTATTTCTTGTAATTCTTTAAATAGTATTCTAACATATAATTCATTCTTGCTATTTGGCTACCAATTAAAGTTCTTGCTTGAGCAATATACTTTCTAGTTACTAACTCACCATCACCTAAATACATATACCTTTCATTTCTTTTATAAATTGGATTTATTTGATATGGTGACCATGCGCCATTTTGTTTTCTTACATAACCGCTTTTAAATACAGCTATTCTTAGTTTATCATTAGTTGGTTTTCTACCTTTATTCCACTTAATTACTTGTTTAGTCCAACAAGTTACTGGAAATTCAAATTCTCTGGTGCCATTTTTAGCTTGTCTTTGTGTAGTTACCTCACGAATATTATACTCGATTAGTAATCTTCTTGCGTAAGCATTTTCTAACGCCTCTCTTTCTTGTCTATATTTATTCATAGTTATTAATTTAGTTGCGGGAGATGGAGTCGAACCATCGACCTCAAGGTTATGAGCCTTGCGAGCTACCAACTGCTCTATCCCGCCATTTTATACGTAATCTAGTAGTAATTCTTGTAAAGTTTCGAGAGTAATCTCACCATTTACAAACATTATCCAGTAATCTAATTTATTATCTTCCATTATTTCTTAAATTGTTTAATCCACTCAAAATCCTTTTGAAATTTAGAGTCATTTGGTGCATATTTATTCCACTCATCTACTAATTCTTCAGTCCATCCACCATTATCTGCTACTTTTTGCTCAATAATATCCGCTTGATATCTACCATTTTGATAGTATCTATGGTCATCCGCCATCATATAAGTATGGTCATGGTGTTCAAACATTTCTTGTAGTGTTAAATCTTCAAAGTATTTAGGCATAGTTATTATTTTTTATAGTGTAATAGTTATTATATTCTTTAGTGTATAGTATTTTATTTAATATTATTGTTTTATTAAACATAGTTAATTGTACTTGGTTGTGTGGTAAGAATTTTATTTTATTTTTATTCATGTTCTTTCTTTATTATATTATCCAACTTTATTCGTATTTAGTTTGTTTAGCAAGGGCAGAATATCCATAGTGCCACGTAGAGTAGTAAGAATAATCCTACTACAAAAGATATTTGCGCTGTAATTTCTAATATTCTTTTCATATTTCTTATTTTAATAGCAACAAATGTCCACTGTTATTCCAAACGCTATCATTCCATAGATGAAATACGCTATTCCACCAAACGCTACTGTTCCAAGCGCAGTCATCACTATATCCATAAATATATTAAATGGATGAGTGTTGTGTACATATTTATACACTTTGTTGTAAGTTAATTTAATTTTACTCATAATTGTTATTTATTTAATATTAGTTCTCTTGTGAGTAATCGAAACCCACCTCTGCTCCAAGAAGAGATTTGAGATAGAAGTAATTATTAAACTACTTCTTTATCTCTTAGTACAGTTGGAATACTTGTTGAAGAAGTATAACTTTTATACTTTATAAAACAATTCATTTCACTTAATTTATCTTTCATAATTTCCCACACTTTATCGTGATTATATTTGAAAGTTTTTCCATTTTGAAATTCTACATTTATTGTTTGATTTTTACCGATTAGTGACTTTCTCACTACAAATCTTTTACTTGTTAATACTGACATAGTTTTTAATTTTAAAGTTATTTATTTATTTTATTTACATTACTATTATCCAATTGTATTCGTATTTATATTGTATGTTTGTAAGTGTGTAATTGTTTACTCATTAAATTTAGTTGAATAGTGTACCGCACTCACTCACATTATATAATAATAGTATATAATTCATAATAGTTATTTGTATCTATTATCCATTATATATCGTAATAAGATTGTAATAAATATACAAATGAAATACGATGTAAGGTGAATCAGGAAAAAGCTGAATAGTCCCTGAAAAAAACATAAAAGATATTGCAGAATGCTATGAAATCTGCATATATATACGCAAAAACCTAAGAAAAAATGGGAGGCCCATGAAATATAAACGCGTTTTCCTTAGATAAAGGCGGCAAAAAGGAGAGGCGCTACACTACCCTAACAAATATGTAATATTTTTTTTTAAAGTATGACATTAGCCTATATAGATAATATAGTAATACGCTATTGTCACCATTTAAGTAAATTTTCGCTTTTATATGTGAGTATATATAGTATAGCGAGGTACGCCTTAACTAATATAAAAGAAATTAATATGCCTATAATTTATACTTACCCAAAAGCAACTCCTAAAGCAACAGATCTATTAATAGGTACTGTAGTGGAAGATAACAGTGCGGCAACCGTAACTAAAGGTAACCCAACTGTAAGTTTCCCTATATCTAAAGTTCAGAGTTTATTCAACATGAATACAACAGATACCACTGTAGCTTTAACAACAAACCAAATAAAAGATGCGTACAGTAACCCTATCACTTTATTAGCAGCACCTGGTGCTGACAGTGTATTAAACATACAACAAATATCAATATATGTAGAAGGTGGTACAATCGCGTTTGACTCTGATTATGATTTTCAATTAGCAGGTCCTTGGGAAACTGCTGGTGATATAACTATAGACAAATCAATAATAAATGTTGCAGCCAATACTAAAACTTCTTGGGTAACAGTACCAACAAACTCACTCGTAATGGAAGCTAATGCGGCTTTAGTATTAAGCGTAGGAACAGAAAATATTTCAAATGGTAATGGTTTAGTGTATGTAAATATAATTTACAAAACACAAGAATTATCATCATCATTTTAAACCCGGCAATAGTGCCAAATAACCAGTAAATACCAATATATTATGACGTATTTTTACACGACTAGATCGTGGAGTAGTCAACCACAAATATCCGACGAAACCATTAATTCTTGGAAGCATTTAGCTGAAAAGAAACATTGGAGAATCGTTGAATTACCAAACGGTTTTTATCAAACCGAATACCAAGATCCAAATAATAAAGATACTTGGAACGACGTAACCAGACGTGAAACACTAGAAGGAGCAGAAAAAGCAATAGACGCCTCTATTGAACATTATGCTAAAAAACTAGAATTCATAAATGGACCAAAGGTCGTAAAAACCTTTAAATAATTATATACAACAATTTAATTTAATTTAATTTAATATGGCAGAAGCAATAGTCAAAAATCTATCTTTTGGCCAAGAGGCTAAAAGTGGAGTATTTAAAGGAATCAAAAAACTCACAAACGCTGTTAGCTCCACATTAGGAGCTAGCGGTAAGTGTGTAATGTTTGAGGATAGTAACGGGAAACCCGTGATAACCAAAGACGGTGTAACAGTAGCAAACTCAATTATTCTACTAGATCCAGTGGAAAATATGGGCGCTACGCTTCTAAAAGAAGCAGCTAGACAAACTGTCAAAGAAGCTGGCGATGGAACAACAACGGCTACAGTACTAGCGCGCTCAATTTTAGAAGAAGCTTACAAAGTTGATGATACCGAAAGAAATATAAGAAATGGGATCAATAGTGGTGTTAAAAAAGTAATTGAATACTTAGAAAAAGAAACCACTGAAGTAAAAAATGAAATGATTGATCAAGTTGCAACCATCTCATCCAACAATGATAAAGAGTTAGGGGAGATAATAGCAAGTGCTTTCAAAGAAGTTGGCAAAGATGGTGTGGTAAGCATGGAATCAGCTGGTGATGAAATAACATCATATGAAATAGTTGATGGTGCAACATTAGATAAAGGATTAACTAATTTTCATTTTATAACGGAAAAAGACAAGGGGATAGCAGAATTAAATAACCCACTTGTTTTATTGGTAGAAACTAAATTACCTAACGTTAGAAAAATACAAAACGTATTAGAATACGTAATAAAAAATAATAAGCCATTGCTTGTTATAGCAGACGCTGAAGATCAATTAGTATCTGCGTTAGCAATGAATAAAGTTAAAGGTAACATCCAAGTTAATATAATTGGTGCACCTAACTTTGGGATAAACAGAAAACAAATGTTCACTGATTTAGCATTAATAACAGGTGCTACAGTTATAAATGAGGATTTAGGTGATGATATAGATCTTATTGAACCAGAACATTTAGGTACATGTTTAAAATCTACTACATCTGATAATGAGACAATTATTCGTTTCAATAAAGATAATGAAGAAATAGATCAAGTTATAATATCATTAAAGGAAAAGATAGATAAAGAAAAAGCACCCGCGATGAAAATTCGTTTAGAAAAAAGGTTAGCTTTTTTAAATGGTAAAGTAGGTATTATAAAAGTTGGGGCTAATTCAGAAGTAGAATTAAAAGAAAAGAATGATAGAGTAGAAGATGCTATCTGTGCTACAAAAGCCGCTATTAAAGAAGGTATAGTACCTGGAGGTGGAATCGCACTTCTAAACGCTAGCAATAAAATTGAAAGTAATAGCAAAGGTGAACAAGCTTTATTAAAAGCAATCCAATCCCCTTTTAATACTATAATGCATAATGCTGGATTTGAAAAGTATGATATGCCAAAAGTAAAAGGTGAAGGATATAATGTGGTTACAGGAAATATGGTAAATATGATTCGCTCTGGAATAATAGATCCTTTGTTAGTAACTAAAAGCGCTTTAAAAAACGCGGCTTCCGTAGCAACTACTATATTATCAACTGATTGTGTAATTAATAACTTAAGGGTTGGTGATGAAAGCAATAGGTAAAAATATAGTAATAGAAATAATAAAAGAAGGTTCTACTAAAACAAAAGGTGGTTTAATATTAAGTGAAACCCACAAAAATGATATTAGGTATCGTCAAGCAATTGTTAAATCAGTTGGTACTCTTGTAGAGGGTATTAAAGAAAACGATACTATATTTTATGATAAGCACGCTGGTCATGGAATAGAAATAGATAAAACTAAGTTAAACGTTATAAAAGAAAGTGACGTAGTAATTGTAGCATGAGATTAGAAGCTAGTGACATTAAAGAGTTAAACCTTCTAAAGCATTATAGAATTATACGTAAATGGGCTTGTAGAAATAATGATTTAACTGATGCAGAACTAGAGCTTTTAATATACTTAGATTGTAAAGATATTTTTTCGAAGCATGACTTTGAGATCGGTACGTATTCTTATAGTTGGGACAATAGACGCTGGAACAAGTTATTAAAAAACGATTGGATTGTAGTGTGGAGACATAGAAACCGCACAACACAAACCTATCATTTATACAAAGTTTCTTTTAAGTGCAAACAACTTATAAATAGAATGTACCGTATCATGCTTGGAAAAGATGATATACCAATCAGTGAAAGAAGGAATAAAATAATTAGAGGTACCACATATATGGATAAAGTATTAACACGATCCATAGAAAATGTAAATAAAGATAAAAATAGATAATTATGCCAAGTACAGAACCAGGTAAACAAGATAACTTAAATACAGCAACAGCGTTGTTTTTTAAAGGTAGTCCTTTTAAATTAAAAAGTCAAAGTCCACTAAATGAGAATGGTATTAGAACAGCTATGTCAGATAAATTTAAAGCTGACACTGATGCGATCGTAAGTAATTTACCTAATGTTAAGTTTACAACTGGTGCAGCTTTAGATGACGCTCAGAAAACTTATAGTGCTATGACTACAGAATATAAAAATAGTTTTAGTGGTGCAGATAAATATTGGAATAGTATAGAACCTTCAACTACACCAGCGCCAGGTACGTATATAGGTAAAAAAATTAATGAACAGTGGGATCCAAGTGCTAACTCTGGAAAAGGTGGATATGTAGAAAGTAGAAGCACACGTGGTTGGGAAGTAAAAAAAGAAAAAGCTATAACTGAAGGAAAAACAAAAAAAGCTAATAGAATAGCTGAAAGAGAAGCAAGGTGGCATGAAAGACAAGGTAATGTAAAAGACGCTTCAGGAAAGTATGTTCCCGCTCCACCTAAACAAACATCAACTACCCCTCCACCAACACCAACACCATCCCCAAAACCTGTGGAATTTAAAAATAAAGATCCATATATAAAAAAGAGTGGTGGGTATGAAGCTTTTAACAAAAGAGTTGAAGAAAATAAAACAGCAAATAAAATCTTAGGTATACCCGATTTATCAAACATAACTGGTAAAACATCATTAATAAAAAAATAAACTATGAATTATACAAAATCAACAGCAGTAGGTTCACCTTTAAATTTTTTAGGTTGGGGCGCTCAACAAGCACCTGCTAAAGCATATGAAAGAACAAGGGTAGAGAATCTTCACTCTTTTGATAAAAGACGTAACAATCCAGCTGGATCAGATGTTAGGCTTGAGGGTTTTCAACCAGGAGGAGATACTAGTAAATTTGTACAAGATAAGTTAAGTTCTAGAAATATGTTTACAGGTGCTGGATCAGTACAAGCGGCTAATCCAAACACTTACAACCAAAGTAATATACCACCAGCATCAGATTATACAACAAGTGATTTTGCTATGACGCAAATGGAGTTAGGTGAAGGCGGTTATGCACCTGGCTACGTAGCTGAAAATCAAGCTGCATTCGCTGGAACAAGTAATTTACAAGGAACATCAGCTCCAACACCCACGCCACAAAGTAATTTTACAAGCAATGAGCAGAGCGTCATACAATCGTTGTTTGGTGCGTCTGGTTTAACTGGAGCGAGTTCTCTATTAGGAGGTGGTTTACCAGGTCATTTCAACTATGGAGGATAAAATATTTAACAAGTAAAAACAATAAACATGAGAGAAGACAAACGACACACAAAAGCATCAAAACACAATTCAGTAGGGATTGTAGGGGAATCTCATATATGGGATGGTCCTTTAGGTCAAGCAGGTAGAGATCATGCTCCTGGCTCAAGTAGGGGTTGTAAAGGTATGAAACTTAAATTGGATCCAGTACCTTATTCTGGTGGTCCAATAACAATGAAAGCCCAAGGGTAAATTTCATAAAAATTAAGTGATATGATAAGTGAACACATCTCACTTTCAGAGGGTGTAAGAAGCATAACCGCTAAAAGACTAGGGTTAGATAACACACCTAATGAAGAGCATCTCAATAACATGAAGTTATTAGCGGTGAAAGTATTTGAACCATTAAGAAAATTTGTTGGGGGACCAATACGTATAAATTCATTTTATCGTGGACCAGAACTTAACAAAGCAATTGGTGGAAGTTCAAAATCGCAACATTGTAATGGGCAAGCAATGGACATAGATGATACATATGGACATATGTCTAATGCTACTATGTACAATTATATAAAAGAAAATTTAGATTTCGATCAGATGATTTGGGAATTTGGTACAGATGAAAACCCAGATTGGGTTCATGTTAGTTACGTAAATCCAGGAGAAAATAGAAATAGGTGTTTAAAAGCCTATAAGGTCGATAGAAAAACAGCATATAAACAAATATAAATAAAACATTATGGCAAATTTAGGAACAGCAAGTATTCCAATTATACCAAGTACTACTATTAATATACCCAAACCAGGTTTATTATATACAGGTGCGTCAACTAACGCGGGTGGGGCAAACACAACTTTAACCCCTGAAGCAGTTTCACCAGCTACAACTTTTAATATGGTAAGTGTTGGTGATATAGTTTACAATACTACTGTTAGTCCTAATACTATTGGTGTAATAACAGGATTAAATTATACAGGAAGTAATATTACTTCTGTAGACACAAACATTACATGGAACGACGGTGATGATTATAATATATATCACGCATACAAAGTTTCAAATATACCTCCAGCGGTAGATATTAGTAGTCTATTAGTTGGGGATGGTACTCTAACCTCTTCAATAACCACAAACACAACAGATGGTGTAAATGGTTCTTACACTGGTGCTACGTTTTCAACAAGTGGTTCTGGAACAGGAGCAGTTATAGATGTTACTGTAAGTGGTAACGCGGTTACAGCGGTTGATGTAACTACAGCAGGTTCAGGGTATGAAGTAGGTGATACATTAACAGTTGCCACTGGCGTTATTGGTGGATCAGCTGCTTTAGTTATTACTTTAGTAGATGAAGATATAACAGGTGATGCTGCAAATGTAACCGATATACTAAAAAATCAAGGTATGGGTGAAATAGGTATTTACACAAAAGACGCTGGTGATATTACTGGTGTTGATAGCATGGGTAATACATTTAGCATTAGTCCTTTAGCAGGAGATACATTACCGTTTTTTGTTTCACGAATTAATACTAGCTCAGCAAGTGCTGCACTAGTAGGATTCATTAACCCCTCATAATCATGGCATATAAACAACATAACTCACCTTTTCCTAAAAAAGAGGATTTTCCTGAAATAAAAGAAGAAAATAAAGGAAAATTTACAGCTTGGGCAAAAAGAAATGGATATAAAGATGCATGTTCTGCTGCTAGCGCTGTAATGGCAAAAACAGATAACTATAGCGAAGAAGTTGTAAAAATGGCAAATTACGCTAAAAACTTTGGATGTAGTTCAAAATAATTATTTAACAATTTAAAAATTAATACAATGGCTTATAAACAAAAAGGAAGTCCTTTACATAAACACATGGTAAACTCATGGGAAGAAGAAGATGTAAAAAGAGGTAGAAAATTAGAAGCTGAAGGTCATAAAGGTCATGCTGAAGCATTATATGATGATGCACATGATAGTTATAACTGGAAGGGTGGAAATGATGGTTCAGAACCTTTTCATGCAGAATCAAGATATTTAAGTGAAGGCGGAGACGTTATAGACGAAACTGCTCAACGTATGGGATCTTGGATGTCTAAACATTCTAATTCTAGTGCATTAAATTACGGTGTACATGACGCGGACACAGAAGACATGCCTTTAGATAACCGCATGGGTAATGTAACTAAAAAATAAAAACGGAGACAACCGTATAAACACTATATATTTATTTATTTATTAACAATTAAAAACAAACAATCATGGCAAAATTTATATCAATAGAAACTGCTGATGCAAATAGAGGTACGCTTCTTATCAATACAGAGAATATCTTTATTGTAGCACCAGGAGATGAAAGCGCCGGTGGAGCTGATGCGGCTACAGAATGTACTATTTTTCAAAATGGTCTTACTAGTCAAATCACTTTAGTAACCGGTGGAGGTGCAAACAACACAGGAACGTTGGTAGCGCAGCAAATTCGCAAAGCAATTACAGCTAACCCAGGTGGTCAAGTTGCAGCTGTTAGAATGTTAGATGGAATGAGTATAACTTCTATGGTTATAGCATAATTCTAATTTTATGACATCAAAAGGCTTAGGTGATACAGTAGAGAAATTTACAACAGTTACCGGAGTAAAAACTATCGTTGACAAAGTTTCGCAGGGTTTAAATATACCCTGCGGCTGTCAAGGTAGAAAAGAAGCGTTAAACGCAATATTTCCTTATAAGAAAAAATAATAAAAATGGCTCCATTTAAATTTCCAATGGGTGGCGGAATTAAATTAAAACCACCATACACAACAGATAATACTCCAATATACACAGTGGAAATGGAAGATGGTATTTTAGCCAAAGCTAATAATAATGGTACTATTATTATATCAGAAGAATTACATCCAAGCCAAAGCGAAGAGGTAATTAATCATGAAAAAGTTCACCTAGAACAAATAAAAAGAGGTGATCTTAACTATGATGATACATATGTGTATTGGAAAGGTAAAAAATATTTAAGAAGCAAAATTCAAGAGGGTAATAAAAAACTTCCTTGGGAAGCTGAAGCTTATAGAAGAGCATAACTACTAAACAAATAAAAACATGGCATTTAAATTATCACCAGGAAGAAGTCCTTTTAATAAAACAGGGCACGGAATTCCAAGTCCTTTATTAGGATTAACTAAGCAACAAAGACAACAAAAGAAAGCAATGAAGAATCTTGTTAAAGAAGGTGCTACAGAATTTGCTATTGAAAGCGGTGGTGTCGTAGCTACTAAATATGGTGGATCAGGTAAACTAGATAGGTTATCAAGAAGAAACATTAGACAATTTTTTAAAGGAAAAGATCTAGATAATGAAATAAATACTCGTAAAAAAGTTACTAGAGAGGGTTCTGTTTTATTACATACAGATAAGCCTGAGCACAGCCATCCTCATAAAAAAGTACAATTAAATACAAAAAAAGAAGCTCTTGATGCTGCAAAAATTAAGCCATTAGATGATTCAGGAAGAGTTTATACAAAAGTAGAAGGTAGTGATTTTGAAACTCGTACACCAATTGATGGTGGTACACAAATTACAAAAGGTTATACAGAAACTTCTCCAGGTAGAAAAGTAGAAAAAGTTGCTAGTACAAGTAAATATCATAAAAGTTTAATGCCTGAGTTTACTAAACTTAAAGGAAATTTACCCTCAGGAGTAACTAATATAACTGAATATGGTAAATGGAAAGCAGATAAAGCTGGTTATGGTGCGAAGAGTAGAGTAAAAACAGATACTAGTATAGAAAGATCCGTAAAAGACATAAAGCTTGAAAGAAAAGATCCAGTAGAATTAAAAATAGATAAACCATCTTTAATACCAATGCCTACCAGAGTAACTGGTGGTGGTGACGATAGCTCTGTAGATAAAGATCCATTAGAAGGTAAAAAGTTAAGAGTTGGTGAGTTAACAAAACCACCAAAAGAAAAGAAAAGAAAACAGCCTAAACCGCCAAGGGTGAAAAAAGAAATACCACCAAGAGTTAAAAAAGAAAAAATTCCTAAACCACCAAGAGAGAAAAAAATAAGAGAAAAGAAAATAAAACCAGAAAAACCATCTAGAGGTCAAAGGTTGGTTGAGAAAGGATTAAGCAAAGGTGGAGTTTGTCCTCCTTGTGATTGTTAAATCATGGCAAAGAAAAAATTTAAAGATACTAAAGTTGGTGCGTTTTTATCTAAAGCTGCTCCAGGTATTTTAGGTTTAGCAGGTGATGTATTACCAGATGCTGGTGTTTTTGGTTTAGTTAAAAATTTAATAACTAAAGACAAACAACTACCACCTGAAGATAAAGAAAAAGCATTAAAATTATTAGAACAAGATATGGTTGAAATGCAAGAAATATCCAAACGCTGGGATAGTGACATGAAATCTGATTCATGGCTTTCTAAAAACACGCGACCAATGTCTTTAATATTTTTAACTGTTTCAATGGTTGTATTAATATTATTAGATAGTTTAAATATAGAATTTAGCGTTGCAGAAGGATGGGTGACATTATTACAAACACTTTTAGTTACAGTATATGTAGCCTATTTTGGTTCTCGTGGAGCTGAAAAATTTCAAACTATTACAAAAAAATAACTAAATGCCAAAAATAAGTTCATATCCAAAGGATACTAATGTTACAGACAATGATGCGTGGATAGGTACCGATAGTTTAAATAAAACAACAAAACAATTTACTGCTAAAGATGTAGCATCATATTTAAATTTAAATGCTAAAATTGAAATAGGTGGTCAAATGTTTTATAATTTTAGTACTATTGCTAGTCCTAGAGCCACAGGTACTATATCTTTCACCGCTGGTGGTGGGGATAATACTGCATTTTCAGCTATAAATTCCTTAAAGGTTGCCGCAAAAGATATTGGTGGGCAAACGGTTAATGATTTTATGGCTTATTTAGTTAATAGTAATATATTAATAACCCAACAAGATGCACTTAGCAACTTTGGCCATTATACAATAACATCATGGGGAGCTTCATCGGAAACTAATTTTTATGATTTAGGTCTAAATTATATTGGTGGAAGTGGTAGTATAACTGAAACAGTATATGCAATGTTGCAGTTTGATACTAGTAGCACAGGTGCTTCAGCTGAAACCTGGACACAATCATCCTCAGCAGCAACTTGGAATGTAACACATTCATTACATAAAAAACCATCTGTAACAGTTGTTATAGGTGATCCTACAAATTACACTGTAATTATACCTGAAATAGTTTATGGTGATGGTACTGGAAACGATCTTGATTCAAAATTACAAGTTAAGCTATCCGCAGCTAATAAGGGTTATGCTTACTTAAATTAAAACATTTAAAATAAAAAAATATAATGGCAATACAATTTTTAAATAACGTCGATTTAGGCTTTTATAGCAGTGAAGGTCTAGCAATTCAATCCCAATCTGCGGAACCAAGTACTACACAAACTGGTGCGGTATACTATGATACTGATGATAACTCATTAAAAATATATGATGGTGGATGGAACGATATAGGTGGGTCATGGACTATAGAAGATGGTGCTGGTAATTCTCAAACAATTGATATTGGTAATACATTAACGGTTTTAGGTGGTACAGGAGTTACAACTGCTGTAAGTGCCACTGATACTTTAACAATTACAGCAACTGGTTCTTTATATGCTTTTAAAACTATATCAGTTTCAGGTCAATCAGACGTTGTAGCTGATGCAAGTGATGATACTTTAACGCTTGTTGCAGGTACAAATATGACTATCACCACCGACGCAGGTGCTGATTCTGTAACCTTTAATTCAACAGACCAATACTCAGGTACTGTTACTTCAATAACGCTAGCTGCCGATTCAGGCACTGGTACAGCAATAACTTCTTCAGGAACATTTACGTTTTCAGGTGGTACTAACGTAACCACTTCTGTAACTGGTACTACAGTAACAATAAACTCAGCTGATCAATACTCAGGTACTGTTACATCTGTTGGCACAGGAGATGGTTTAACAGGTGGAACAATTACCACGTCAGGAACAATAGAAATTGATTACAGTGGCACAGACAATGCTATTCTAGTAGCTGGAGATTTAACAGGTACAAGTATAGCAACTAGTGATGTGATATGGTATAGTGATGCTAGTGATGATGTTATTAAAAAAGGTAATGTTTCAGATTTACCTTTTGATGCCTCAGGTGGTACAGTTACTTCGGTTAATTACACCCACCAAGGAAATGCGTTTACAGTAGGTGGTGCTCCAGTAACAAGTAGTGGTACTATAGCTGTTACTATGGCGGGATCTTCCTCACAATATATTGATGGTGAAGGTAATTTAGCAACATACGATAATGGTACTGTTACTAGTGTATCGACAGGTGATGGCTTAACAGGTGGACCAGTAACAACAACAGGTACTATTGAGGTGGATTACGCAGGTAGTGATAACGTTGTGCTTGCGGCTGCTGATGGAACAAGTTTAACCGCCGCAGCAACCGATAAAGTATTAATGAGTGATGCAAGTGATGATAACGCTTATTATGTTAACTTATCTCAACTAAAAACTTATATAGACAGTGGTGGAACAGTGACTAGTGTAACTAGTGGAAATACTGATACCATAACTATAGGTGGAACAGCTACTGCTCCTACCGTTGCAGCTAATACAGCGGCTGTAGCAGATGCTAGCGCAAACCTAGCCACAGGGGATCAAATATATGATTTTGTAACCGGTCAAGGTTATGGAACTGGTACGGTAACTTCAGTTACTGTTGCTGGTGGTGATGGTTTAACTAGTTCAGGATCACCTATTACAACAAGTGGTACAATAACATTAGCTCTTGATTATGCAGGTACAGATAACTATATACTTGTACCGGCTGATGCAACAGCTGCCGCAGGGGATAGCATAGCATTTAGTGATAGTGATGATTTAGCTACAGTAAAAGAATCAACTTTTGGAGATATACCAATGGCTGCTCTTACGTTAGTAAAAGCTTATATAGATTCTGCAACAGCAGGGGCTTTAGTTTTTCAAGGGGGTTATGATGCATCAACAACGGGTCCTAATAGTTCAGCAGAAAAAGGTTGGACATACGTTGTAACAACAGGTGGTGATGGTGGTGGTTACTGGTCAGTTGATCTAGAAGTTGGGGATTTAATTATCGCAAATGATGATAATCCATCTAGTGAAGCTGATTGGACAGAAGTACAAAAAAATGTAGATTTAGCAACAGCTTCTAGTGTTGGTATTGGTAATGTAGTTCCAGGAAGTACAAGTACAGTTACAGCACCATATTCAAGTGGTACCGCTACATTAGACGTTGTAGATAGTACAGCGAGTCAAAAAGGTGCGGTAATCGTTGAGGGTGGAACTGGTGTTACAGTAACTTATTCTTCTGGTACAGCAACAGTTGCAACAGACGGTGGATCAAGTAAAAAAATAACATTAAACTCTGCAGACGCTTGGATAAGTGTTGGAACATCAGGTGATGTGAAAACATATACAGTGGACTTAGATAATACCAATGTATTTGGTACTGGTGTTTCCGCTGAAAATATTATGGCTGAATGTTATAAAGCTAGTGATGGCACAACAGCATTCCCTGAAATAGCAAGAACTACAACTGGTACCACTAATCCAGCAATTGATTTTGCTTTCTTAAATAGCCCAGCAGATAGTGACTATATAGTGTTATTACACAATGTTGGGTAAACATTAAATTAAATTAAATGGCTATACAATTTTTAAATACCGGAAATTTTCCAGATGATGCCCAATTGACTTTTGGAAACTCTTCAGATTTAAAAATATACCACGACGCGGGAGCTAGTACTTATATGGAAAATACTAGCGGCGATTGGTATATTATGCAACGTACTGATAATGGCAACATGGTATTTCAATGTGATGATGGTGATAATGGTGACACAACATATTTTTCATTAGATGGTGGTAGTGCTGAGCATAGTGGTGCTGAAATAACAGCATTATATACTAAATTTCCAGATAAATCCAGGATAGCTTTAGGTACTGGAAAAGATCTTCAATTATATCACGATGGAACACATAGTTATATTAAAGCGCTCAATACGGGAGATTTGTATGTTCAAAGCGATAATGATGATGTTGTAATTCAAGCTGCTGATGATGTCTTTATATATACTCAAGCTGGAGAAGATGCTATAATAGCAAGAGGCGAGGGTGGTGTTTACCTTTACTATAATAATAGCGAGAGACTTCAAACAACAAATGCAGGTATTGATTTTACAGGTAGTGGAAATTTTACAAAAGCTACTAGTGGTAATTCATTTGTTCTTACCGCAACAGATTCAAATGATAACCAACCATTAGAAGTTGTTGGTACGAGATCAGATGAAAATGGTCCAATGATTTCAATATATCATAATCAAGGATCAGGTAACGCTACTGATGGTGATCTGTCAACTTTACGTTTTAATGCATTAAACAGTGCTGATGAAAAAACACTATACTCAAAAATAGGTTTTAGAGCTAACGATGTAACTGACGGAACTGAAGATGGTGCTATAATATTTGAAACAAAGGCTAATGGTAGTGAGATTCTTCAATTAACATTAGACACGAGTTCAGGTGATGCAAGAGCAACTTTTGAAGGTAAAGTTGGAATTGGGACCGCAACCCCTTACGCAAAACTAGATGTAGTTAATGGTACTAACAATAATGAAGCAGCAGACGCTACTGATTTCAGGTTTGTTGCAGCTAATAGAGCTATTACTACAGAAAGAGCTAATATGGAAATCTATACCAATAACGCCCAAGCAGCAGATTTAGGTGGTAGTATAGGTTTTGGTGGTAGACATACAGATTCGTCTACAAATGATAGTTTATTTGCAACAATAAAAGCTGGTAAATCAAATGCTACAACTGGTAATTATTTAGGTTATTTAGAAATTGGTACATCAGATGCGGCAAGTGATATAACACGAAGATTTCATATAGATAGTACAGGAGCAACTTTTGCAGGGACTGTTGAAGCTGGAGGAACAATATCACAAACATCTGGAAACATCCTTGGTAGAGGATATTTAAATCTTCAAAATGGATATGGAGCTGCTAATGGAATTTATTTATATGGTAATCCTGCTATGTATAGAGAGGATGCTAATACCTTATATTTTCCATTAAATGCCGCAACTTTTGCAGGTGCAGTAACCATAGATAGTATAACAGAAATTGGTAGTGACACAGATAAGTTTTTAATGTCTGATTCAGGTACCGTTAAATATGTTAGTGGTGCTAATCTTAAAACATATATTGGTGCTAGTGGACCAGATGGAAGTGGTACTGGAAATACAATTGCAAAATGGTCAGATAGTGATACCCTTACAGATTCTAGTATGACGGATGACGGATCAGATATTACCGCAACCGTGGATGGGTTCTATATTGAAAGCGGTGATTTAAGAATACAAACTTCAGATAACACTTCAGGAAAAATATATTTAGGTAAAACTAGTGGTACACAAGCAAGTTCTTTAATAGATGCTAGTCATAATTTAGAAATTGATGCAGCAACTTATACCGGTACTGGTCACTTATTATTAAGAATAGATAGTGTTACAAAAGCAACTATAGATAGTAGCGGTGTAACATTGAATGATGATACAGAGGTACAGGGAGCTCTAGAGGTTACTGGATCAACTGTAAAGATTACTAACGCATCTTTTCCTAGTCTGGAAATTGGGTCTGGTGGGCTTTACAAAATTCTTAAAGATACTAGTAGTGGAAATACCCTAGAGATTTATAGTGGTGCACTTACTCCTACTATTGAAATGAATACAACTGCTGATGCAACTTTTGGAAATGATGTAAGTATCCCATCGGGAGGGTTGAGTTTTGATGATCTCGGTTCCGCATTTACATCATATGATAGTAATTTTTATTCAAGATTTACACGTGATGACGCAAATTTACAACTAGGGTTATTTAGAGCTGGTGGTGGTGCTGGCGATGGTGGTGTTTATATAGGTGGTGATTCTGGAGGATTTAATATATATTCTACAAATTCTGATGATACAATAAATACTCAGATATTAGATTTAGACATGAGTGGTAACCTTCAAATTGATGGTAGTATTGATTCAGATGGAACATCAACTAATACTTTTGCAGGCGCCGTAGATGCTACAAATTTTTTAATTAACGGTGCTCAGGGTTCAGCTAATCAGGTAATAACATCAACAGGTTCAGGTGTTGCGTGGCTAACCCCATCAGGAGGTGGCGGAGGGTCTTCACAGTGGACAACAATTGGTAGTAATATTTATTATAACACTGGTAATGTGGGTATAAATTTATCCTACCCTAAATCACGTCTTCATGTTGAAGGAACAATTAAACAAACATCCATAAACGCAAGTGAACAAGGTTTTTTTACTTCTGAAAGTGATCCTTATATAAAAGCAGCAGGTTATGGTAAAGGAAGATTTGCAGGTGCTTCAGGCGCTGACAATGTTGTTCAAACATACGCAGGATTTACTGAGACAGGAAAAATAGTTGAAACAAGAATAACTCGAATCGTAAAGATAAACGCTAATTCTTGGGGATCTCAAAATGCTGGTAATGGAAGTAATCAAGTAAGATTAACTAATAAAGTAACTGACGGAGTAATTATACCAATGAGTGTTACGGTAAGACTAAATGGAACTTCTCCTTTAAATGGTAGTGGAAGCTGGGGAAGTGAAGATTACCCTATTCAATTAATTATGTATGGGGGTAGTACTTCAGGAGATAAACCTTGGGTTGTTCTTGGTGGTATACCTAAAGCAATCCTAGAAGACACAAACATTAATAATAGATATTATAAAATACCTTTTGATTACCCCAACGTCGGATACAACACTTCAGCAGCAGATCGTTGTTGGACTAATAGTGGTTCAGGTAGCCCAGGTAATATAGGATATTCAAATAACCTAGCTTTTATATTACAGGGAACAACAGCTATTAAAAATAATAGTAGTTTAGATGATATGTACGTTCATGTGGAATATGTACCAGTTAATGTAAATTCCTGGGATACTCATTTTAATAGAGCGACAAAGAGTCAAAGTTACGGCTATAACACTAATGCTGTTACGGCTTTTTATATGAGTAACAATCAACAAAGTGGAATTTGTGGTGCAGGATATGCTAAACCAGCAAATAATATAAAATATTGGCACAATGGAAGAAAACTTTATCCACAAGTAGGAAATACAATTTATCAATCTAATTCTGATGGAACCCCTAATCTTACAAATGCGGGTAGGGCTTATAACGGGTATTATTATTTATATTCTTCTGGAGGTAAAAGATATTATTTAAGAGTATACTCCACACCAGGTGGAACAGGACCCGGAGGGGTTACTCTTTCAACTAGTTGTAATATTCCACCACCAACATCTTAAAATTAATTAAAATAAAATAACATGGAAAATAATATATGCCCTTTATGTAATGGTTACTGTGGGTTGTGTTAAGGTAAAAACACTAAAAACAAGTGACTATATAAATAACGAATAATAATTTAAATTTAATCAAATGACAAAAACAGAAAATAAACAACAATTAACGACTGAAGAACTAAAAAAAGTTCAAGATTTAGCACAAAAATCTAATAATTTAGTATATGATTTAGGGTTACTATCAATTAGAAACAATGCTTTAACTCAAGCTCACGCGGCTGTAACTAAAGAAATGAATGAGTTAAAGGCAGATTTACAAAAAATCTATGGAGAAGTAAATATAGATTTAAAAGATGGAACTATTAGTCCTCTTGAAAAGAAAGAAGAAGAAGAGGTGAAAGAAGAAGAATGTAAAGATTGTCCTGAAGAAAAAGAAGAAGATAAAAAATAATGGAATCAGCAGTTGTTAGAAAAATAAGTATAGGTTCTGACTATAAAAACGAAGCTATGCATTATTCTTTAGGTCAAACAGTATATGGTGGACATGAGATCTGTGATATATTATTTGATATTGATGACAATTCTTACAACATTTTTATTAAAAAAAATGACGAGGTATTACCATGGAAAAAATTTAATTCCAATATGGCAATATCCGTAGAGTATGATTTAGAATATTAATGAAAAGCTTGTATAAATTTATTATTAAACCTATTAACACTAGGTATAATAATAAAAAGAAAATAGGTGATAAAAATCTTATATTAAATACTAAAATTGAAAATCATAGGTTTGTTAGTAGGGAAGCTATAGTTATAGAAACACCATTAGCATTTAAAACAAATATAAAACCTGGTGATAACGTAATAGTTCATTTCAATGTATTTAGAAGATTTTATGACATAAGAGATAAAGAAAAAGATAGTTCATCTTTTTTTAAAGAAGACTTATTTTTTTGTGATCCATCTCAAATATATCTTTACAAAACAAAAAATAAATGGTACACACATTTAGACTATTGTTTTGTTAAACCTATTATTGACAACAACCTATTAAGTCAAAATAAAGAAAAACCTTTAACAGGTATATTAAAACATAGTAATAACACTTTAAAAAACTTAGGTGTTAACAAAGAAGATTTAATAGGTTTTAAACCTATTAGTGAATTTGAATTTATCGTTGATAATGAAAGATTCTATTGTATGAAATCAAATGATATTGTAATTAAGTATGAATACGAAGGAAACGAAAAAGAATATAATCCAAGCTGGACAACGAGCTGTTGATGAATTAATCAAAGTAGCTAAAGAAAAAATTGTTGATTCAGAAGATGACGTATCAGCAGATAGATTAAAAAACGCTGCTGCTACTAAAAAACTAGCTATATTCGATGCTTTTGAAATTCTGTCTAGAATTGAAGAAGAAGAAAACTTACTTAATGATAAACAGAGTGAAACAAAAAAAACTAATAGTTTTAAAGGTTTTGCGGAAGGAAGATCAAAATAATGTACGAGCAAACACTATATAGAATAGTAAACAATCATATAAAACCTAAATTGCTATCTAAAAATAATAGATATAATAAATGGCAATATGGTTATGATAGAGAACATGATGTTGTAATCATTAGTAAAACAGGTAAGATAGGTGATATAATTGAAATACAAGGATTAAAAATTGCATTACCTCAACAACCTAAAGAAATAACTAAATTTAATAGTGACAAATGGGAGGTAACTCCACAACCAAAAGACCTACAAAGAATTAAAACAATTTTTGATTGGAAAGAATATCCTGAATCATTTAAAGAAAAATGGTTTAATTATATAGATGATGAATTTGATAGAAGAGAAAATGGGTTTTGGTTTATAAACAAAGGAATTCCTACATATATTACAGGTACACATTATATGTATTTACAATGGTCTAAAATAGATGTTGGTAATCCTGATTTTAGAGAGGCTAATAGATTATTTTATATTTTTTGGGAAGCTTGTAAAGCAGATGAAAGATGTTATGGAATGTGTTATCTTAAAAATCGTAGATCTGGTTTTTCTTTTATGGCATCTGGTGAGTGTGTAAACATGGCTACTATATCAACTGATTCAAGGTTTGGTATATTATCAAAATCAGGTCCTGATGCTAAAAAAATGTTTACCGATAAAGTGGTACCAATATCAGTCAACTACCCTTTCTTTTTTAAACCGATTCAAGATGGTATGGATCGACCAAAAACAGAATTAGCGTATAGAGTACCAGCCTCAAAGTTTACTAGAAGAAAACTAGAAACTAACGAGCAAATAGAAGAAATTACAGGATTAGATACTACTATAGATTGGAAAAACACTGGTGATAATAGTTATGATGGTGAAAAATTAAAACTATTAGTACATGATGAAAGTGGTAAATGGGAGAGACCTAATAATATTTTAAATAACTGGAGAGTAACAAAAACTACGTTAAGATTAGGTAGTAGAATTATTGGTAAGTGTATGATGGGAAGTACATCAAACGCTTTAGATAAAGGTGGAGATAATTTTAAAAAATTATATGATGATTCAGATGTCACAAAAAGAAACGCCAATGGACAGACTCGCTCAGGATTATATTCTTTGTTCATACCTATGGAATGGAATTACGAAGGATACATTGATTCTTATGGGTTACCTGTATTCGAGACGCCTAAAAAACCTATAGAAGGTCCTCATGAGGAATTTATTTGGACTGGTGTAATAGAGTATTGGCAGAATGAAGTAGATGGTTTAAAAGAAGATCACGATGCTTTAAATGAGTTTTATAGACAATTTCCTAGAACAACTCAACACGCTTTTAGAGATGAAGCAAAACAATCTTTATTTAATTTAACTAAAATATATCAACAAGTTGACTACAATGAAGATTTAAAAAATACATCTGTAGTAACACAGGGTAATTTTCAATGGGAAAATGGAATTAAAGATACTAAAGTTGTTTTTCATCCCAACAATAAAGGTAGATTTTTTATTAGTTGGACACCACCACAACGTTTACAAAATAAAATTTTTACAAAAAATGGTAGAAAATATCCAGGTAATGAGCACTTAGGTGCTTTTGGTTGTGATAGTTATGATATATCAGGAACAGTAGATAATAGAGGATCTAATGGATCTTTACATGGTTTAACCAAGTTTTCTATGGAAGATGTTCCACCAAATATATTTTTTTTAGAATATATATCACGACCACCAACAGCCGAGATATTCTTTGAAGATGTTTTAATGGCTTGCGTATTTTATGGTATGCCGTTGTTAGCGGAAAATAATAAACCTAGATTATTATATCATTTTAAAAGAAGAGGTTATAGAGGATATTCTATGAATAGACCAGATAAAGTTTGGTTTAAACTATCCACCGCAGAAAAAGAAATTGGAGGAATTCCTAATTCCAGTGAAGATATTAGACAAGCACATGCTGCTGCAATTGAATCTTATATAGAGGATTTTGTAGGGTATCAAGAAGAAGGTTTATGTGGTAACATGTACTTTCAACGTACATTAGAAGATTGGGCAAAGTTTAATATAAATAATAGAACAAAACACGATGCATCAATTAGTTCAGGATTAGCAATTATGGCATGCAATAAAAATCGTTATGTTCCAATGGCAGAAAAGATTAATAAAAAAATTGATATTAAGTTTGCTAAATTTAATAACAAAGGAAATATATCACAAATAATAAATAGATGATTTATACTAACACAAATAGTTCTTTCCCAAGTCAAGTGGTTCCAAATGCAGAAAAAGCATCATGGGAATACGGCTTAAGAGTTGCACGCGCTATAGAAGGTGAGTGGTTTGGTTCGGGATCAGGAACCGCTGGGGGTTATAGATTTAATGCTAATTTTAATAATTATCATAATTTAAGACTTTACGCGAGAGGAGAGCAATCAGTACAAAAATATAAAAATGAATTATCTATAAATGGAGATTTATCATATTTAAATTTAGATTGGAAACCGGTTGCTATTTTACCTAAGTTTGTGGATATTGTAGTAAATGGAATGTCAGAAAAAAATTATGATATAAGAGCATACGCACAAGATCCTGAATCTATGAAGCAACGAACTGATTATGCTAACATGATATTTTCAGATATGCAGGCTCAAAGTTTTCTTACTAACATGGAAGAAACATTAGGTGTTGATTTATGGAACGTAGAAGATAAAGAAAATTTACCAGCTAATAGAGAAGATCTTCAATTACATATGCAATTAGATTATAAACAATCAGTGGAGGTTGCACAAGAAGAAGCTATTAATAATACGTTAGCAAAAAATAAATTTGATTTAGCTAAAAGAAGATTTAATTATGATTTAGTAACATTAGGAATAGGATGTGTAAAAACAAGTTGGAACAAATCAAATGGTGTAACCACTGAATATGTAGATCCGGCAAACTTAGTTTATTCTTATACAGAAGATCCTAATTTTGAAGATATTTATTATGTGGGTGAGGTAAAAAATATTAGTTTACCAGAATTGAAAAAACAATTCCCTAACTTAACAGCGGCTGAGGTAGAAAAAATACAAAAATACCCTGGAAATACTGATTATGTTAGAAACTGGAATGGTAGAAATGATCAAAACAATATTCAAGTTTTATATTTTGAATATAAAAGTTATGTAGATCAAGTTTTTAAAATTAAAAGAACACCTACTGGATTAGAAAAAGCTTTAGAAAAAACAGATATATTTGACCCACCACAAAATGATACATTTAACAAAGTATCTAGAACTATAGAAACCTTGTGGAGTGGTGCTAAGATATTAGGTCACAATCAAATGTTACGTTGGGAGCAAAGTGAATCTATGACTAGACCTAAATCAAATATAAATAAAGTATACATGAATTACTCTATTTGTGCTCCAAGAATATATAAAGGTAGAATAACATCTTTAGTTAGTAGAATAACAGGTTATGCTGATATGATTCAGATAACTCATTTAAAATTACAACAAGTTATCGCAAGGATGGTGCCAGATGGGGTGTTTGTAGATGTAGATGGTTTAGCAGAGGTTGATCTTGGTAATGGAACAAATTATAATCCACAAGAAGCATTAAATATGTATTTTCAAACTGGTAGTATAGTAGGTAGATCTTTAACTCAAGAGGGTGATTTAAATAGAGGAAAAGTTCCTATACAAGAATTAGCAACATCTTCTGGTCAACAAAAAATTGCAAGTTTAGTTAGTACGTATAATTATTATTTACAAATGATAAGAGATGTAACTGGATTAAACGAAGCTAGAGATGCTAGTACACCTAGCAAAGATGCTTTAGTAGGTTTACAAAAAATGGCCGTAAATCAATCTAATGTAGCAACTAGACATTTAATGCAGGCAAGTTTATATTTAACATTAAAAACTTGCGAAAATATTACTTTAAGAATTTCTGATAGTTTAGAATATGGATTAACTAACGAAGCATTGCAGTCTTCTATTAGTAGTTATAATGTAGGTACATTAGAAGATGTTAATGATTTACACTTGTATGATTTTGGTATTTATCTAGAATTAGAACCAGATGAAGAAGAAAAAGCTAAGTTAGAAGAAAATATACAAATAGCTTTACAATCTCAAGGTATTGATTTAGAAGATGCTATTGATATACGTCAAATTAAAAATCTTAAATTAGCAAATCAATTACTAAAACTTAAGCGTAAAGAGAAAGCTATTAAAGATCAAGAAATTGCTCAAGCTAATATACAAGCTCAAGCACAGGCAAATGCTCAAGCTGCAGAAGCGGCGGCATTAGCTGAAACACAAAAACAACAAGTTCTAACAGAGCAAAAGCAACAGTTAGCACAAAGTGAATCTCAAATGGAGATACAAAGAATGCAAACTGAAGCCCAACTTAAACGTGAACATATGGAAATTCAATTTCAATATGATATGCAATTGAAAGAAATGGATGTTCAAAAGGATGCTCAGAAAGAACAATTTATAGAAGATCGCAAAGATAAGCGAACTAAAATACAAGCCACACAACAAAGTGAGTTAATAGATCAACGTAATAGAGATTTATTACCTAAAAACTTTGAAAATCCTGATAATTTAGGAGGGTTTGGTATGGAGCAATTTGCTCAATAAATTTTTTATTAATTTTATAATATTATATTATGTCAAAAACAAAAAAAGAAGAAGTGGTTGAAAAAACCACAGATGAAATAAAAGAAGTTAAAACGGCTTCTGAAGATGTTCAAAGTGAAGGTGGTGATATGAAAATGAAAAAGAAGGTAAAACCAACTTTCAAAAAGAACACGGGTGAAAATAACGTTACAAAAATAGACTTATCAAAGCCCCCAAAATCTGAACAACAAAAAGTTGAAGAACAAGTAGAACAAACTAAACAAGAAGACGATGCCATTCCAATCGGAGAGACAAAGAAGGTGGATGTGGGAGAACAAACCGGAGATAGCACTAAAGTGGACGAACAAGTACAAGAGTCCAGCGAAGATGCTAAAACTGAAGAAAACCCAATCCAAGAAATAAACGAAGAAGAACCTAAGGAAAAGGTAGAAACGCAAGATGGTAGAACACCAGTTACATCACAAGAAAACAGTGATGTAGTGTATATGCCAGACAGTGTTAAAAAACTTGTTGACTTTATGGATGATACAGGTGGATCTATTGATGATTATGTAAGATTAAATGCTGACTATTCAAAAATAGATAATAATACTTTGTTAAAAGAGTATTATAAAAAAACTCGACCACATTTAGATAATGAAGAAATATCTTTTTTAATGGAAGATAATTTTTCATATGATGAAGAGGTTGATGAAGAGCGAGCTGTTAAAAAGAAAAAACTAGCTCGTAAAGAAGAAATTGCAAAAGCCAAAAACTTTTTAAACGGTTTAAAAGACAAATATTACGAGGAGATTAAATTAAGACCCACGGTGTCTAATGAACAAAGAAAAGCAATGGACTTTTTCAATGATTATAACAAGCGAGAAGAAGTAGCCAAACAACAGCATGAGGATTTTGTTGATACTACTAAAAAAATGTTCTCTGATGAATTCAAAGGTTTTGATTTTAGCGTTGGAGAAAAGAAATTTAGATACGGTATTAAAGATGCAAATAAAGTTGGGGAATCTCAATCAAATATTAACACATTTATTAGGAAGTTCTTAAATGAAAAAGGTGAAGTAAATGATTATGCAGGATACCACAAAGCTATTTATGCCGCACAGAATGTTGATACTATTGCCAAACATTTTTACGATCAAGGTAAAGCAGATGCTACAAAAAATATTATGAAGCAATCTAAAAACATTGATGAAAAACCAAGGCAAGCACCTGAAGACGTTTACGTTGGAGGTTGGAAAGTACGAGCAGTAACTGACGGTACAGATCTCAGCAAGTTAAGAATTAAAAAACCAAAGTTTAATAAAAACAATTAAAATTAAAAATCATGGCAAAACCATATATTCCTTATCCTGCTACTTTAACGCCTAGCGCAAAGCAGCAGTTGCTAGTGGATAATTATTTAAACTTCGCCGATGGTGGAGGAAATGATTTCGCACAGCAATATCTCCCTGAGATATACGAACAGGAAGTAGAGAGATACGGTAATCGTACTATCTCTTCTTTCTTAAGAATGGTTGGCGCTGAGCTTCCAATGACTTCAGATCAAGTAATTTGGTCGGAGCAAAATAGATTACACATTGCGTTTAACGCAGGTGTATCATTTGCAGATGTTACGGATGCTACTTTAACAGTTCCAACCGGACACGCATTGAGAAAAAACCAAACTATCGTTTTAACAGACGGATATAATACTGCTAAAGGTATTATTGGTGCGGTTGCTACAACTTCAGTAGAAGTTTATAACTATACTGCAGCTGACTTCTCAATTTTTACTAACGATGAAGCACTTTCATTATTTGTATACGGTTCAGAATTTCCAAAAGGTTCTGAAGGTATGGAAGGCGCTGTACAACCAGCATTCACTCAATTTAACAACTCACCAGTTATTATAAAAGACAAGTATCAAATCTCTGGATCTGATGCTGCTCAAATTGGTTGGGTAGAAGTTGCGGCTGAAGATGGTACTTCAGGCTTTCTATGGTACTTAAAATCTGAAAGTGAAACTAGATTAAGATTCGAAGACTACCTAGAAATGGTATGTGTAGAAGGTGAACTTGCGGCTGCTGGTTCTGGTGCTATTGGTGTTGATAACACTACTGGTCAAGGCTGGACTGCGGATGTACACCCTAAAGGTACACAAGGTATGTTTGCGGCTATTCAAGATAGAGGTAATGTATACCAAAATTTTGATGCTGCTCAAGGTATCGACGATTTCGATGAAATCCTTAAACAATTAGACACACAAGGTTCTATTGAAGAGAATATGATGTTCTTAAATAGATCTACTGCTTTAAACATTGATGATATGCTTGGTAGCATTTCACAAGGTGGTTACGGTGGTGTAGCTTATGGTGTTTTTGAAAACTCTGAAGAGATGGCACTTAATTTAGGTTTCTCTGGTTTCAGAAGAGGTTCTTATGACTTCTATAAAACTGACTGGAAATATTTAAATGATGCTTCTACAAGAGGATTAGCAAAAAATATCGGCGGTGTTTTAATACCTGCAGGTACTTCAACTGTCTATGACCAAATTCTTGGTACAAACATTAGACGACCTTTCTTACACGTAAGATATAGAGCGTCTGAAGCTGATGACAGAAGAATGAAATCTTGGTTAACAGGATCAGTTGGTGGAGCTTACACTTCAAGTCTAGATGCAATGGAAGTTCACTTCCTTTCTGAAAGATGTTTATGTGTTCAAGCAGCTAACAACTTCGTCTTATTCACACAGACTCAAGACGTTTAATAACAATTAAAAGCAAAGGGATCTTCGGATCCCTAGGCTTTTATTTTTTAACTATTTAATTATATTATATTATGACAAAAAAAGCAAAACAAAAAGCAGAGGTGTTTGTTGAAAAGGAAACTCAAGTAATTGACAAACCTATAGCAAAACCTAAAAACCATTCAATTAATAATGGGTGGGAAATAAAAAGCAGGAATTATTATTTATCAAATAATCAATCTCCTTTAACCTTTACATTGGCTTCAAAACACACACAAAGATTTCCTTTAATGTGGTTTGATAAAGAAAAAGGTTATCAAAGAGAACTACGTTATGCAACTAATCAGAAGTCTCCCTTTGTAGATGAACAAAAAGGAGTAGCTACGTTAGCGCATATAGTTTTTGAAGATGGGGTTTTACATGTCCCCAAAGAAAAACAGAATTTACAAAGACTATTATCTTTATATCATCCAGGCTTAAATAAAATTTATAATGAAATGAAACCTATTATAAAAGCCACAAGTGAATTAGAAGATATAGAATTAGAACTTAATGCTGCAACAGCTGCATTGAACATGGAAATTGATCAAGCAGAAGCAATAATGAGAGTAGAAGAAGGTTCTAAAGTTGAAAAAATGAGTTCAAAAGAACTTAAAAGAGACTTAGTATTATTTGCTAAGAGAAAACCTAAGTTATTTTTAGAACTTGCTAATGATGAAAATGTTGAGTTAAGAAATCTTGCATTGAGAGCACAATCCGCTGGGATTATTAAATTATCTCAAGATCAAAGAACTATTCATTGGGCGAGTAATGATAGAAAGTTACTTACAGTACCATTTGATGAAAATCCTTGGTCAGCATGTGCTGCATTCTTTAAGACAGATGAAGGTGTAGAAGTTTTTAAATCAATAATGAAAAAACTTAAATAACACATTATTATATACGGGCTCATTTATTTGAGCCCTTATATAAATTAAATAAAAATATTACAATGGCCATAAACGTAGATCAGGTTTACAAAACAGTCTTATTAATAATAAATAAAGAACAAAGAGGTTATTTAACTCCAGATGAGTTTAATAAAATAGGTAGGCAAGTACAATTAGAAATATTTGATACTTATTTTGATACCTTGAACCAACAAATACGTGTGCCACAAAACGATAGTGACTATGCTAATCGTGTTAAATCAGTTAATGAAAAAATAGAAATCTTTAAAAGAGTAGGTGCTTGTACTTATACAGCTGCTGATCTTACTATTCCTATTTCTTATCAAAACTATGGATACTTTACAGTACCTAGTTCTTCTAGTACCCCTACCGCAAACCAATCGTTTGCCTCTGTTAATTTACAAACAGATTATGAAATCACAAGTTTTACTCAAGCTCAAGCTGAAGATAGTACAGTAACCGTAACTAAAGATGGTGTCTTAATGGATTCATCACTATGGAGCATTACCGGTGGTAATTTAGTACTTACACCCACAGTTGCAACAGGATCTACATTAGTAGTAACAATATATCCTAAAGATTTTTATAAATTAGGTACTATTATTTATAACGAAGAACAAGAGCTACAACCTATCACAAGATCAGAGTTAATAAAATTAAATTTATCTTCATATACAAAACCATCAACAGCTTTCCCTGTTTATTTATATGAACAAGATAGAGTTATAGTTTATCCAGAAAGTATTAAAGATAATATACAAGCGTCTTATGTTAAAAAACCAAACGATCCAGTGTGGAATTTTACATCGCCAAGTGGTTATTATGAATACAACCCTACTACATCTGTAGATTTTGAACTAGACCCTCAAGAACAAACAAATGTTATATTGCAAATTTTACTATATGCTGGAGTTGTTATAAAAGACCCAAGTATAGTACAAGCTGCAGCTCAAGAAATTGCACAACAAGAACAAAACGAAAAAATATAATAAATTATGGCAGGAATAAAACCACCTAACAACGGTTTGATAACAGAATCAAATCAGCAATATTACGCGGGAAGAGCTATGATTCATGTAGAAGACCTTGGAGGTCAAACGGTATTTGATTTTAGTAGCTTTAATACAGAGTTAATTTATTATAGTAACAGCACAACAGACACAAATTTTAGTTTAAACAATCAAAGGTTTTATGTAAGTGTTGATGGATATAATTGGACTGAATATACTACGCAAAATAATTCTAATTATATAATAACATCGGTAAAAGGAAATATAGTAACATTACAAAATGCTATTGCACAAAATTCATTTTTTATATGTGAAATAAAAGAACAACCTAAAGAACAAAATTTTCAAAGTTATGCTTATACTAAATTAAAAGATATTATTGAAAACTTTTTGATAGCCTATGTTGGAGAAGATAAATTAATACCAAATGTAAAAAGAACTGATGTAATTTTTCATGCTAAAAGAGGTTTACAAGAGTTTAGTTATGATACTTTAAAAAGTATAAAATCACAAGAATTAACTTTACCAAACCAAAGTTTAAGTGTTATTATACCTCAAGATTATGTAAACTATGTTAGTTTAAAATGGATTGATAATCAAGGTGTATTACATCCCATATATCCAGCAAATGGTCTAACAAGTGATCCATATGAATCACCTATTCAAGATGATGATGGTGTACCAACTCAAGATAATTTTGGTAGTAATATAACAGGTACTTCACAAACAGAAGAAGCATGGAGAACAGCTAATGATAAATTAATAACTCAAAATTGGACTAATGATTATTGGAGAGGTTATGCAGAAAATTACGATGATCCTTGGTATTTTAGTAGATGGGCTTATGGTAGAAGATATGGGTTAAATCCTGAAACGTCTCAATTCAATGGTTGGTTTACTATAAATGAAAGAGAAGGAAAATTTTCTTTTAGTAGTAATTTAAAAGATGCTACAATTATATTAGAATATGTCTCTGATGGCTTAGCATATGATTTAGATACTAAAGTACCTAAAATGGCAGAAGATGCCTTATATGCACATATAAATTACTCTATACTAGCTAGTAGAATCAATCAACCTGAGTACGTTGTTCAAAGATGGAAAAGAGAACGAAGTAATAAATTAAGAAATGCTAAAATAAGATTATCTAACATAAAGTTAAATGAGATAGTCCAAGTAATGAGAAATAAATCGAAAATAATTAAATACTAATGCCAGAAAACAAAAATAGTTTTATTAAATCCAAGATGAATAAAGACTTGGATGATAGACTACTTCCTAATAATGAATATCGGGATGCTGAAAACGTTGCTGTATCCAGGTCCGAAGGCAGTGATGTCGGGGCTTTAGAAGCTATACTAGGTAATAAACAAATAAATGTTACTGGAGCTAGTGGAAATAAAATTATTGGACAATATACCGATGAAAGTAATGGTTATATTTATTATTTTGTTACGGATTTTGATGGTGGATTAACTGATAGAGCCGCTTCATCTAATTTATGTGAGATAATAAGATATAATACTAGCACTAATAACGCTAAAACTTTAGTTCGTGGGAGTTTTTTAAATTTATCTAAACAATTTCCTATATATGGAATTAATTTAGTAGAAAGTTTATTATTTTGGACTGACAATAAAAATCAACCACGTAAAATAAATGTAGATAGTGCTGTTACTTTTGACGCTGACTCTTCAACTCCTTATTATACAAATGAAGATCAAATATCTGTTGCTAAATACGCACCATGGAATGCTCCTGAATATATAAATTTAAGAAGTACTTTAACTCCATTTCCAGGAACTATGTCTAATGCTGCGGATCCTGAAACAACAACTATAGGTTCTTTAGATTGGACAGAAAATAATTTAAATGTATCAACATATCAAAATGGAGATGAAATACCACACGTAGAAAATGCTACGGATTGGGATGCTAAAAATACAGATCAAGAAGGATGCTGGTGTTATTACGATAATGATTTTAATAATAGCGCTACTTATGGAAAACTATATAATAAGTGGGCTGTTTTAGATTCTAGAGGTTTAGCACCTATAGGTTTTGCTATACCTACCGAATCACAATGGGATACTATGATAAGTGGATTAAGTGATGCTGGTACTCAATTAAAAGGTATACCTACATGGAAAACAAGCGGTGGTGTTCCAGGTAATAATTCTACAGGATTTGCAGCTGTAGCTAGTGGAGAAAGAGATCCAGGCGCTACATTTGCTAACATTGGTGAGCAAGCAACTTATTGGACAAGTGATGATAGTGATGATGATTACTATAAACTAGAATATGATTCAGCTAGTGCTACAAAAGTTACTGCTCCTGGAAGTAATCCTAGGTTAGCAGGTAGATCAGTACGTTGTATAAAAAATGCTGGATATAGAGGGTGGCAAGGTGATCCTGAGTTTTTAGTAGATAAATTTGTTAAATTTAGTTATAGATTTAAATTTGATGATAATGAATATTCTTTAATAGCACCATTTAGTCAAGATGTTTTTATACCTCAACAAGAAGGTAGATTTCTTACAGTACTAGATAGTGATGGAAACATAATCTCTAGCGATGAAGACGCTGCGTTTAGAACAACTGTTGTAGAATTTATGCAAAACAACATCAATAATGCTATACTAAATATTGAATTACCTTCTACAGATATTTTAGAAGATTATAAAATTAATAGATTAGAAATTATATTTAAAGAATCTGATGGTTTAGCTTATCAAGTATTAGAATCTATCCCTGTAGATGCTAGTTTTAAATCAAGTTTAACTAATACAAATGTATATCAATACAATTATCAATCAACGATACCATTTAAAACGTTACCTCAAGATGAAAATACTAGGGTTTTTGATAAAGTACCAGTTAGGTCTTTAGCACAAGAAAGTTCAGGTAATAGAATTATATATGGAAATTTAACTGAAGGATACTCTGCACCAACTGCTTTAGATTATTATGTTAGCATTGGAGAGAAAAGCGCACAACAAACAACAGAATACCCTAATCATTCTATTAAACAAAATAGAAATTATCAAGTAGGTATAATTTTAGCTGATAAATATGGTAGACAAACTGATATAATATTATCTAGTTATGACGGTAAATTAGATGCAAGTGGAGATCCTCAACCTGGTTCTAATATTTATAATAATTATAAAAATGTTGCATTTGCAAATAATGTTGAGGGTTGGAATGGTGATAATTTAAAACTAAACTTTAATAATACTATACCAGAGCAAATAAATTTCTCAGCAATTAGTGGTTATCCAGGTGCTTATGCTAGCGGTACTTATTACACAGTAGCTGCTGCTAATGCTGCTAGTGCATATTTTGAAGATTTAAGTAGTCAAGATGTGGGGTATGTGGCTCCAACTGGTGATATTTTTACATTTTCCTTTTCAGGTTTAGAATATGACGATGCTAATGATGCTGCGAATACTTATGATTTTTTTGTAAATAACGGTGATGGGTGGAAAAATGGTTTTAGTTATTCTATCGCCGAAGGTACTGATAATGAAGTAGAACTAACTTATGATCAAAGTGGTACTGATAATGTTACTTTAACAAGTAGTTCTGAAGTAAGATTTCAAATTTACTATGGTAATTCTTCTACGCCAGGTCTTAATAAAAGATTTAAATCTAAAATAATAAATATAAACCCTTGTGATCCAATTGGTAGTGGGTGTGTTGAAGAAATGACAGTTGGAGCTGATGCTCCATATCAAGTTGGTAGATATATGAGAGGAAAATATAAAGATTATACAGAAATAACAGCTGTTAGCGGTATAAGTGGTATTTATCCTAGTCAGTATTTTACAGTAGAAACTAAAGATCAAGTAGCAGATACTTATTTTTTCAAAGCAAATGGAACAACTGATAGACCAGAACCTGAATTACCAACAACAGGTGGAACATGGGCAACTTATTCAATAAACCCAAATGGTTGGTATACATATAGAGTTGCTATAAAACAACAAGAACAAGAATATTATAATGTTTATTTACCTGGTATAGTCAGTGGTTATCCAATTGTTTCAAACACGGATGAACAAGGTGAAATAGGTTTTATTACTTTAATAGCTGATAATATAAATAAAGTACCTAGAAACCTTCAAGAGGTTGGTCCATTAGATGATCAATTTAATAGCGACGTTAGAATGTATGGTAGAGTAACTAACACTTTGTACAATGCAAGTAACAACCCTGGTAATCAACAATTTATACCAAGTAGTAATTCTGATAAAGTTGAATTAATAGGGACAATTGCAGACGTATTCCCAGGTATTGCCGCTGGAAGTGATGCAGATGAAATAAATCAATATTGTATTTATGATTATTTATCTAAACCATATATAGCTAAGTTTACAACCCAAAAACCAATTGGTTTAGATGAAGATGCGTATGAGATACCAGTATCACCTAGTCCATATCCGGATGATATGAATTTAGCGGTTTATGAAACAAAACCTGTTATATCGCGGTTAGAATTGTACTGGGAAACTTCAACCGCTGGATTAGTATCAGATTTAAATTATAATGTACAAAACGAAAGTGGGGCAATAACTGGTCTATCTAGTATAACAGTTTCTTTTAATGAAGGTTTGGTTAGTGGAAGTGATATAACAAATGATTTTTTTCCTACAGCGGGTGGGCAAAATGTTACTGATACAACAGCTACTTTACAATCAGTGTTTTCTAAAGATACAGGAGGTAATTTAAACGTTAATGAAACAAGCAAATTTACTTTAAATAATGGAAGTCAAACGGGTTCTTTTAAAGTTACAACAAACGGAGTGTTTTATGCAAGTGAGGATAATGCTAACACGGGGTATTTTGAATTTACTATACAGTTTACCCAGTCTGATGGTACAGCTTCTACTCAAAGCTTTAATACTACGTTAGAAAATATTAACCCAATTATAAATTCATACTCACAACCAACACCAACACTAGGGTCAGCAACTATATTCACAAACGGTGCGGGACCAACTGGTGTAAACGGTAGTGCAGATGCATGTCAAAGATATTTATTCCCATCAGCTAGTGGAGCTGGTTGGACGTTAACAGCTTTAACAATAGACGGGGCAAGTCAAACAGTTGGTAGTTATTTTACTATTAATACTCAGGGATCAAATAGCACGGCAGATTGTTTAACAGATGATCCAGCAACAAGTAATTATGGTTTTGGAATGACAACGACTGGTGGTTATACGTTAGTAGCTAGTAGTACATATGTTGTTACAGCTACTTTAACTGATGCATTAGGTGCTGCGGTTTCAACAGATATAACATTTACTGGACCTAGCGATAGATACGATGGTAGTATAATAAACTCTTCGTTTGATGTATGTGTGGGTAATCCTAAACCTAATACAACTGGAAACACAACTGGTTCATCATTAGTACTACAAAGTAGTGGCGCTAATGATTGTACATCGGGAATGACAACAACAAACCCTATATGGATTGGAACATTCCAAAATTGGACAACTGATGCAATTACATTATTTGTTAGAGTAGGTAAAGTATTTGGGGCAGGATCGTCAACAATTAGTGTACAATTTAAAAATGCTCGAACTAGTACTACATCAGCTTTTGGAGAATATATAGATCAAGATGCTCCACCAGTAGATATTACAGGTGGTGCACCAGTGGCGCCTTCATTTACAGGTACAGGACCTTCATATACAGGGTATTCAAATTATAGAAAATTAGCTTACTTAGAAGCTTTTAGTAATGCTGCTAATGTAGTTAATGCTGGAATTAAACCTGGTCAAAAATCACCAGGGACGGGTACACCATATGATTATACGAATTGTGCTATAACTAATGCTTATGTTACTATCCCTGAAGCAAATGGTAGTGGTTATCAAATAAATATAGTAGCAACAAAAGGAAGTCTTTCAGATGATATAGCAACTATTCCAAGTGGTAATCTGGTATCAATGGACCCAACAACCTATACCAATCCACCTATGTATGGTGACGGTGAAACACCTACAGCAACATCTAGTTCTGGAGAAACTGGACCTGAATTGTAGTAAGTAACTAAATAAATAAGTGATAATAAAAAATGGCAACAAGCGTAGATATAAAATACTATAACACCTATATTCTTAAGAAGATAGCTGATACAACTACTTATGGTACTTCATATAATTGGTATATAGAAGAATCAAGAATAAGAGGTGGTTATAACAATGTATCAACTGGTCTAGCACCAAGAGCTTTTATTGAAGCTGAAAGTAATTTACAACAGTCTCTGGGTAATTCTTTAATTTATTCAGGTGTGTTTAATTCTAGAACTGGTATTAACCAAACAAACGTGTTTAACGCTGGTAAAGATATAACTAAATCTGTAGATCCTTCAAAAGGAACAATACAAAAATTACATGCTGAAGATACTAATTTAATTATTTTTCAAGAAAGAAAAGTAAATAGAGCTTTAATAGATAAAGACGCTATATATACAGCAGAAGGATCACCTATTCAAACCACATCAAATGTGGTTATTGGGCAAATATCATCCTATTCTGGTGAGTTTGGTATATCCACAAATCCAGAATCATTCGCCGTATATGGTTATAGAAAATATTTTACTGATGCGGAAAAAGGATCAGTTATGAGGTTATCAAGAGATGGTTTAACTGAAATATCTAATTATGGTATGTATGATTTCTTTAGAGATCATTTATCTAACTTAGGTAATGGTAAAATAATCGGTGGATGGGATATACATAATAAATGTTATACAGTATCGATTCAACCACAAGCAGCATTCTCTGATGGATCCACGTATAAAACATTAAATTTTGATGAGCAAGTATTAGGTTGGACAAGTTTATTTAGTTATAAACCAGATGATATGTTTAGTTTAGGTAATAATTTTTACTCAACAACTAGTGGTCACAGTGACACAAAAGATGGTACTATTTATCAACACTATGTAACTCAAGATGATGCTGGTTCACCTATACCTAGAGCAACTTTTTATGGGACAACAAGTAATTCAAATATCACAACAGTGTTTAATATACAACCATCATCTGTAAAAAGATTTAAAACTATAAATTATGAAGGTGGACCAAACTGGACATTAGAAAGTTTTATAACAAATGAAGATACAGCAAACGCTGTAGCTAAATACTCAGTACCAACAACGTTGGCTGATATGGAAGCTTCATTATTAGCAAATAAATTTAAAGCAAAAGAAGATAAATATTTTGCAAACTTAATAAATACATCAGCCGCAACTAGTGGTGAGGTTATTTATGGTAAATCAATCTCTGGTATAAAGGGGTTTTATGCAATAGCAAAATTAAGTGTAGTTAACGATGCTTCGTCTGGTACGAATGAATTGTTTGCAACTTCAACTGATTTTACAGAATCTTCTTATTAAATATAATTATATGGAATTAAATATTCGTCGGTTAAAAGAAACCGATTGGGATACGTTAGTATCTTGGTGGTCAACTTGGCCAGAGTGGGAAAACCCACCTCAAGACTTTTTACCAGATAACGGTAAAGGTGGTTTTATGGTAGAAAAAAATAACACACCTATTGTAGCAGGATTTTTATATCTTACTAATTCAAAAGGAGTGTTGTTAGAATGGATCGTTTCTAATCCAGAGTATAGAGATAAAGATAGAAAACAAGCTATCGAGCTATTAATTAACGGGGCAGAGAACGTAAGTAAAGAATTAGGATATAAATATATGTTTACTATTGGTAGAAATAAACATTTAATTGATATTCATAAAAAATTAAATTGGAAGGTTGATAAAAAACCTTCATATGAAATAATAAAAAATATTTAAGAATATGGCAGCAGTAACAGCAATAGTCGCGGGAGGAGCGGCAATAGCATCGGGCGCAATTGGCGCAGCAGCAGCGGGTAGAGCCGCAAGAAAAGCAGGTTCAGCAGCGGCAAGGGCAGAAAAAAGAGTTAAAGATGTAGAAAGAGGTAGAGCATCAATAATAAACCCTTATTCCCATGTGTCGAGCACGAGTCATCTAGCGGAGAACGTATCAGATATGGCTAGTAATCCTTACGCTAATTTAGGAGTTGCTACCCAAGCAGCAGAGATGCAAGCGGAAGAAGCAGATATAGCATTAGCAAATACACTAGACACGATTAGATCTTCAGGTGCTAGTGCAGGTGGTGCTACAGCTTTAGCTCAAGCCGCATTAAAAAGTAAAAAAGGTATTGCTGCTGGGATAGAGCAACAAGAAGTAAACAATGAAAAATTAATGGCTCAAGGAGAAGCTAAGCTTCAAGATATAAAAATGAGTGAAGCACAAAGGATGCAAATGATAGAAATGAGTGAAGCACAAAGATTACAAGCTGCAACAGCTCAAGGAAGAGCTTATGAATTTGAGGCTAAAGAAAATAGAGATGCTTCTGATTTAGCTAGATACTCTGCTACAGCTCAGAATGCAAGACAAAGACAAGCTGATGCTAACGCCGCTAAGACTAGCGCTATTACAGGTGCTATAGGGCAGATAGGTAGTATAGCGATGATGGGTGGTGGTGGTCCTCCGGCTTCTGACAGAAGATTAAAAGAAAATATAAAACTAATAGGTTATTCACCAAGTGGTTTAAAAATATACAACTTTGAATATATTAATAAAGCTTTTGGTCAAGGTATTTTTCAAGGTGTTATGTCAGATGAAATACCAATGGGTGCAGTAATAAAAAACAAAGACGGTTATGATAGAGTTGATTATTCTAAAATAGACGTTGAATTTAAACAAATATAATTATGGCAAAATATACAATACCCTCTGTTTTACCTTCAATTAAGTTTTCGGCTCCATCAGTTCGTAAAGACGCATATACTAATCCTCAATATATCAGAGATAGAAGCTTTGAGGTGTTTAACAAGGGAATGCAAGATGCTATTAAAGGAGGTTTATTAAGTCGAGAAAAGAAATTAAAAGCTATTAAAGAGGAAAAAGCAGCACAAGAGTTGTTAAATAAAGAAGCTATGGAATATGAATTAAACCAACTTAATCAAGTACAGGGTTTAGTTAATACTGGAAACACTACGTTTGATACAAATAAAATGGATTTTTTCTATGCTTTAAAAGAAAAATATATTGATATTAAAAATGATATTGATAAACACCCAGAAAGAAGAAGTGCTGGTTTAAGAGCTATGTCAGAATTAGAAGGTTTAATGACTCAATATAAAACCGCGGCACCATCTTTAATAAAAACTATAGGTTTATTAGATCAACAATTAAAAATACCACAAGGAGAAAAAGGTAGTATTTGGTCTCAATCACCAACAGATCTACAAGTTATGTTAAAATCTATAACAGGTCATGGTGGAGCAGATGTTGGTTTAGTTGATAATAAAGGAAAATTATTTTTATATATGCCACCTCAAACCTATACATATAATGGTAATGAGATAACTACTAAAGGAGCTCAAATGGATATTGGGTCTTTTTTAAATATGGAATCTAGAGGTGGAGAGTTGTTTGAAACTATGCCAGATTATACTAAAGAAACTTTAGATATTATAAACGATGCTATTACAGTAGATGGTCAGGTAATGGGAACTTATAGAGAAAATGAAGAGGTTATTATACCAGGCACAAATGCCGCAGGTGGTAAAGAAGCTGTAAATATGTACACATGGAAAAGCTCTATGCCTAATAGACAGGACCCAAGTGTTAAGGATGTAATGTCACCGTATTTAAATATTCCTGGTTTAGTAATGAAGGATAATCAACCTATACCAAATCCTTTTTATAGCAGTGTTGATCCTTCAAAAAATGATGTTAATGGTAGAACAGCTGCAATGATAGCTACAATACAAATGGGTGGTTATAATGCATTGCTTAATCCACCGATTCAATCTGGTGGAGCACCAGATAATGATATGGCTGTTATATGGACCGATGCAATGAATAAAGATAGTGAGTGGGATGCTGCAGATCCATTAAAAGTTAGTGAAGCTTTAGGATGGTTAGCTGAAAATGGTATATCTCAACTAGAAAATAAACAAGGTTATATAGGACAAAGTAAACCTTATACTTATAAACCTGGAGGTGATGATGATGGTGATGGTGGTGGAACAGAAAGAGAAAGATCTAATAGAAAAATATATAACAATGTTAGTTCCGCGTTTGGAAAAGCTTTTAACGCGTACGGTAGGGGAGATTATGATAAATTAAAAGATTTACTTGAACCCATAACTGGTATTAAAGACATGACCGTTGTAGAAGATCCTGATGGTAAAGAATATGACTTTATATTAAAAAGTAAAACTACATCTACCGGTAAACAAGGAGATATATTAAACTTTAATGTTAGACAACCAGGTGAACTAGATAAGATATTACAATTTTTAGGTTTAGTTGGAACTCCTACCGCTAAAGGTGGTGGTGATTTTGTTTCTTATGGAGGAGAAAAAATAGATTGGTCCCCATCACTTAAAAACTTTAGAAAATCTTTAGAAAATTATGACGGTGCAAATGCAGAAGATGAAGTAGAAAACTTCTTAACAAGCCATAAGTTTGATGTTGAAACGTTAACAGAAGATGGTAAGGCTAGTGGTAAATCACAAAAAATGACAATAGCTGAAATGTATGGTGTTGATCCTAAGACTGCTGATTTTCAAAGAAAACCGGGGAGAGAGGTAATTGAATTACCAAATGGAGTACAAATAAAGATTGATAAAGATGGTAACTGGAAACAAGAGTTGTTAAACGTATT